CTCACAGAAACTAGAACAGCAAGTTTATAATGATAGGGGTGATCCTGATAAAGATGGCACAGAAGATGTCAACGATGCAGGCGGCTATTATATAGCCTACGAATACCCTATAATAAAACCATTATGGACTGGCGGCTTTAAAATGAGATAGCTATGAATGATTTAGAAACGAATTGCGAATACAAGCACAACCTGCGTAAGTGGCAAATGGTGCGCGACTGTGTAAATGATGAGGTTAAGAGTAAGGCGTGTAAAAATGCTTCATGTGAATATGAGCGTACTTCAAGCCATGGGCATCAAGGCTATATAGTTAGGGCGCCAGGTATTGAAGACGAAGCTTACTACACCTTTGCAAACCGAGCTGTATTTAAGAATTACACCGGTAATACGCTTGATATACTTTGTGGCGCTGCAATGATGCGACCATATAAGTTAACAGGTGAGTCAGTTGATGATACCGAGCAACCCTTGCCAGAGTCTATCCAATACATTGAGGATTCATTTACTCGCTCTGGCATTGGTTACTATGACAGCCTTAAAGGGCGTATTCGTGAAGTGTCTAGCGTTGGTCGATTTGGTTTATGGGCTGACTTTCCTTCAAGCACCGAGGGTATGACGCAAAAGGAAATACGCGATAAGGGTTTATTTGCTCGTGCTCAGGGTTTTAAAGCTGAGGATATTAAGGATTGGTCGGAAGCCATCATAAACGGTCGTAAGCAGCTTAACTATGTAAAGCTTAGTGAATGCTACACGCAAATGGTCGTGTCTGGTAATTACTTCATGCGTGAATCGTTTAACGTTACTTATGAGCTGTTTTTAGATGAAGAGGGTTTGTATTCTGTTAAACGCGATGATGGCACAACAGTTAATATTTACTCGCCTACCCTTGGTAATGGTGAGCGCTTAGATTGGATACCATTCCAGTTTTACGGCTCAATTGAAAATACGCCAAGCGTTGACCCTTTGCCGATGTTTAAAATATCCGAGATTAACATTGCGCTATTTAATAACGATGCAACATTCAGACAGGCTATGTGGTACTTCGGTGCGCCAACTGCTACGTTTGCATTAAGTGATGGTGTAAGTATTTCAGAGTTCCAAAAAGCTAACGGCTTAACTGAGGGTCAATCACCTACATTCGGCGGCTCTGCTTATGTTGGATGTGAAATTGGCTTAGCTCAAATCTCAGTTGATTCAATGCTTATTGAGGCAATGGACAAAGATGTGGAGTCAATGGCGCAGATAGGCGCGCAGATTATCAGCACGGGCGGCAACGAGACAGCAGAAGCGGCGAGAATACGCAAAAGCTCAAGCATGGCTAGTCTAGGTGGAATCGTTGCCAATATCGAAGCAGGCGACCGAAACGTCATTAAGTGGATGATGATGTTTAACAATGAAAGCGGCCAGCCTGATGAGTTTATGCTTGAGCTTAACCGTAAATTCTATGATGAGCGCATTGAGCCTCAAATGCTGCAGCAGTTAGTAACTATGAATTTTCAAGGTAAACTTCCTGATGAGTATTTATTCAAAGTGCTTAAGGATAATAAATTTGCACTTGATGGTGATAGTATTGTTGAGTACATCGAGAGGATAGGTGATATACCCAGCACAGGAATGAATTTAGACGAAGAGTAAATAGAGCCCCTTATTGGGGCTTTTTCTTTATGTCTAAGTGGTGTAGTAGGTTGTGTGTTATTTGCTCGCAATCAAAGTTGTTAGCTATCCCATCGCCTATGCGCTCCTGCATCCATTCACGCAACTCCTCCTCTGGCGTTTTTGGTTTTGATACATCGTCAATATATAATGTTGAGAATTCACCACAACTCTCCATAACCCATAGGTCATTCCAGTGCCTAGCCTTCACAACACCCTTATAACAACCGTTAGACCAGCAAACCTTATCGCCAACCTTTGGTCACTCGCTTGACTCTTGCTTATCGGTTTTAGGTGGTAGAGGGATTGTTATTTTTCTTGTTGGTAGCTGGGTTAGCTCGTCCAATCCCAGACCGTACAAGTAAAGATTGCCACCCTTAAATGCAAAGGCGTTTATAGTCTTCATTGGGCTGGTGAATGCTCGCTTAATCCCATGCAATTCAGCCAACTCAATAATAAACTCTGCATGCTCAGGCGATTCCACTTCGCCGTATGTGTTTTGTAGGTATTCGCGGGTTATGTTTTTGCAGTCACTGTCTATATAGTATTCTCTGTCAGAAATCTCACCCTGAAAGTCACCGTGCAGATGATAGCCAAAACCATCATTCATTATTAACACTGTGTTTGTGGTATCTTTTATTATGCAAGGACTTTTAAATTCACGTTTCATCATCTTCTCCATTAATTAAAGTCCCTAAATCTTATTTCAATTTAACTCTATTTTGAAATAACAAATAATCATAAGCATATAGCTAAACGGTATTTATAATCTAAGAGGGTTTGGGTTATTGTTTGCAGTAATTAAATTAAAGGAGAGTGAAATGAGATTTAGATTCAACGTTGACGTGTATGACTTTCAGGTTACATTTACTGATGAAAAAGATTACGCAGATAGAGTTACTAATAATGGCGATGGTATAGATTATGGCAATTTCTACTGTCAAGAAAATAGAAAGCTAAACAAAGTGTTTATTCTATGCGGTAGAGGTGACAGCAAATTAACGCCTCATTACTTACAATGCCTTAGCCATGAATGCAACCACGCAGCTATGTCCATATTGGGCATAAGTGATGTTTCATTTTCATACAAAGACCAAGAGGCGCTTTGTTATTTGCAAGATTATATTTTTGGTAGAATATTAAATAAGATTTGGGTTTAGAAAGATTGTTTGCAGTGCGGGTTAGTTGATGTATAATTGCTTTTAGCGGTTTGGCGACTGTAAAATAAATGATTTGGTTAGGGTATTTAGTTGTGGTCTTTGGGGTTTTTATCCAGATCATTTTCCCCTCGCCAAAGAGATCACAAACTAAGTATCTTAATCATTTCTACACTCCCGCATGATGAGCATTAACGACTCCCGCAGCAGTTACCGTGTGCAATAAGCGGCATATAAGCGCAAGCAATTTAATAGAGTTTAACAACTCCCTTGTTATTTAATGACGTTGATACGCGATAAACAGACTTGTGTGCATGGTTATGTGGTGTGGGCTACCAATATGGATATGAAAAGCTAAACTGATTACTGTTAAATAGCATTGTAAACCAAAGATACTTAGCTAGCACCATCCATGCACTAACGTATCTAATGACACCTATTGTTTAAATTTAGGAGGTAGAAATGAAAAAACTATCGATACACCACAAGGTTATGAAGGACTTTGTTGAAGCTTCGCCGTCCCATGATGTTAATGCAGTGCCATTTGGGTTTGATACCATAGACTGCAAAGGCATTAAAAGGCTTATAGATATGAAAGGGGATTTGATTGGTTATTTTGAGTTTGATAATGCGCTAATGTTAATTAATGCGACAAAACTACAGGTTGCGCAAATGATAGCTGATAAAAACATGCACTGCTTTAATGTTAATTGGGGGATTGGTAATTCTCTTAACGCCATAGACTTTGCTTTTTACAGTGAAAAATACAATAACCATGACTAAATTGCACCGCCACTAACACCGCGCTATACTAGCCTTATCATTCGATAGGGCTTTTTTATGCAATCTCCTGAATTCTTTGCCGCTTTAAGTAATAGGTCGATACTCGATCAAAGATTCGCTACATCATTAAACAAAGAAACCACCGAGATACTAACCGAACTCGCCAAATGGTTGCGTGAGCGCATTAATCGTGAAGGCAGTACCATTGCATCACGTAAGCGCTATGAAAAGCTTTTAACCGATATAGAGAAGCGCACACAGCAAATCTATAGCGACATATCTGAGCTATACGAGCAGCAGTTTAAGCCATTCGCTTATGATGAAGCTGACTTTGTAGCTAAATCAATGCAGGCTGTTGTTGCCACTGATGTTATTGTCGAGTCACCGAGTAATCGGGCGCTATGGAATGCCATAACTAAAAACCCGCTGCAAATAGGTGGAAATAATACCTTTGTTGACTTTGATGATTTAATTAAAGGGCTAGGCGTTAATAGCAAAAAGATAGCCAGTGTTATTAGTGGTGGTTATTCGCAAGGCTTAACACTTGAGGAAATGAAGCAGGCAATTGTTGGTACCAGGGCGCAAAAGTATAGCGATGGCATTATTGACAAGTCACGCCGTGAAGCTGAATCAATTGTTAGAACCTCAATTAATCACATAGCGTCAACGTCACGCGATGAGGTTTACAAGCAGAATGACGACATTGTTTATGGCTATACTATTTTAGCTACGCTTGATACTCGCACAACTCCAAACTGTCGCTATTTTGATGGTAAGACTTATCGATATTCTGACAAATATAATCCACTACCGCCCTTTCATTTTTCGTGTAGGAGTCAGATTGTCGCAGAGTTTTACAATGAAAAGCTAAATAACACCGGTTCAACACGCTCGGCTAACTTCAAAGGCGGTGAAGATTTAAAGAAAGGCACTGTCGGGCAAGTTGACGCAAGCCAACAGTATTATGACGTACTTAAACGCCAGCCTGTATCTCAGCAGGATGCAGTGTTGGGTAAAGCTAGAGGATTGATATTCCGCAACTCAGGCTTAAGCGCTCAAGAGTTTAGAAATGCTTTGACCGATAATATGGGCAACCCTTTAACCTTGCAGCAAATGGC